AGCGCAACGAAACCCGACGACGGCGCCGTGCCAGTGTCCATGCCACCCGCGCCAGTCGTCGCGAGGTTGATGGTCTTGCTGAAGCTCGGTAGACAGTAGCGAAATCCGCCTAGCGCCGTTTCAACGATGATTTCGTCCGCAGTCAGCGTAGCGGTGGCGCTTGCCGTGGGAACGTTCATCGACAGATTGCGCGACGCACCCACAACGCCGGCAGCCTGTGACGCCGGTATCGCCTGATTTCCTGCTGTGGGAGGCGCAACTGCAAATGCGTTGTTCGGATTGCCATCAACGGTCGCAACGGTGCCGCTCGTCGGCCCGCAGTAGGCGTAATCGCCCACATTCCAGCTGAGCGCGCCCGTGCCTTCCTGTGCGCGCGTAACCGTCAGCGTGACGCCGGTAATGGCTGTGACGTAGACGATTTCGTAGTTGCCCCCGGTGGCCGCATCATTGAGAATCAGCGGCATGACCTGGCCGGCTGAAAGCGTCGGCAGATTGGTGCTGTTAGCAAGCGTCAACGTCGTAGCCGAACTTGATGCAGCAGCGGCAAGCTGAGTGTTGACGAAATCGGCGATGACGTATTGCGTCATTTCGGAAGGCCCAATAAAAAAGGCCGCCTGATGAGCGACCTTGGAAAAGAGAATGTGAAGCTGGGTCTAGGCCAGCGTCGATTGATCGAGGATGAAGGTCGAATCCAGGAGGTACGGCCCGCCACTGCCGTGGAAGGTGACGCTGAACTTGATCTGGAATGGGACGGCGAGATCACCCTGGCTCATGAGCTGGCTAAAGATCTGCCCGATCTGCCCATTCGGCACACCAATCTGGATGGAGTGGCGCGTCAGGTTTCGTTTCGTCCTGCGGACGCCATACGCCTGTGATCCGTAGAACGATGTCCCGAACGCCGCCGCGAATCCGGAAGGCGGGGGCGATATGCTGATCTGCTGCAGGTAGTCCGCTGGTATGTCATCGCCGTTCGCGCCAAAAATGAAGCGGGCCACGCGCCGACGCAGCCATTGAACCGACATCTGCCGGCCATCGCCCAGGTACAGATGCCACGTCAAGACGCGCTTGTAGATGTCATCATCGAGGATCGTGACCGACCCGGACTGCTTGACCTTTCTCGTCGCGTAAGGATTCAGGCCGTATGCCGTAGTGCCGTACGCGCCCGAAATCTTCGACGTGATCGAGGAGATGGTGGGGCGCTGAATCCCATAGATACCCTGGCCGATCCAGTCCAGCAGAGGCCCGCTGATGTTCGGCGAGGTGTAGACCGAGAGCGGGGTCTGGAGAAACCAATCCAGATAGCCCTGACCCAGGCTGTTATAGGCGTCGAAAAACGCGCTGATGTCGGGGTCGTCGGCAAATTGGGCATAGACGTAGGCCGGCACCGTCTGCTGCAGCGGTTGCGTAGCGAATGATTCAAGCTGCATGCTTACCCCTGCAATACCGAAACGCCCGATGGAGACACGAACATGTAGCTCTCAGGATCGCTCGGAATAATGCCGGTCCCCGTCTCCGTAGAAACCGCCGAGCCGTTGATCGTGACCGCGAAGACGATCCGCGTCAGATTGCTCGTCGGCAACACGCTCGCGACGGCTTGCTGAAACGCCGCCTCCATCGCGAAGATGTTGATGGGCTGGCCAACGATGATGCTGTTGATGTAGTTCCGGATCGCCGTCGAACCGAGTTGATTCACCTGGGCGCCGGCCGTGAAATTCGGCAGGTTCGTGTTCCAGATCGCGTCGATCATCACGACCTGCTGCGGCGGGTTGACGGACGTGATCGTGTATTGATTCGGTGAATCAGTGATCGTCACCGCGACGTTGCGCGCACTCGTGATCGAGCCGACGATCGTCGACAGATCCAGTACGCCCTTATAGATCGCGAAGGCCACCGCGTAGGGGTCGCCGCCACCGCAGATGACTTCCCATCCGAACGTCGTTTGCAGGATCGAGACGAGCCGCGGCGTGACGCCCGGAATCGCCTCAAGAAGCGTTTGGAGGTAGGCCGGCGTGCCTTGCCCCGCAACCTGATTTGCCTGCATGATGCGGGCGCGGTAGCTTTGGGGCGACTCGGCGCTTGGGTTGCCAGCCACCCCCGCCAGCGGATTCGTAACCGTGATCTGCGTGTTGAACGGGCTCGGCAGCGACGTGACGATCTGATTGACCGATCCAGCCGGAACCGACCACGAGCCGCTTTGGTTGGCTACAGCGAAAAGCGGGGCGGTCGAGCCGTTGCTTTGGATGATCCCGCCGTCCTGCACAACGTACTGATATGTGCCGTCGCTAACAACGGTGCCGGGCACAATGACGTATCCTGGCGCGAGCGTATCGGTGAAGACCGCATTAACGCTGGTGTTCGTCGGCTTGCCTTGCGGGAGGCCTAGCAGGACGCCTTGCTGGGCGAGGATGAAGGAATTCGCACCCAGGGGCGTGACGCTGTTGATGGCGTCCACGCGCGCCTGATCCATCTGTGCGAGCGCGGCTGTGCCGGTCGAGGTCAGGTCCTCGAGCAGCAGTCCGGGCAGATTAGCCGTGAAGCCCGCATTTTCCGCCTGTACCGTGGCAATCAGGTCGCTGTTGAGCGCGGCCGGCGAGCTCGGCACTGGGCCGCTCGCTGTCATCACAACGGGTAGGGTCATGTGGGGATATTCTGCGAAATGATCGCGCCGGAATGCGTCACGGCGCGCACGTTATACTGAGGCGGAATGGTTCCCGGAACGCGGGCGATGGTCAGCGATGCGAAGTACTGGGCGTACTGCTGCTGGATCCGGGCCACGTAGAAATCGGGAAACGTCTGGGTCGCGATGGTCTGAATTTGCGGAATGCCTGAGTTGGCATACACTGGACTCTCTCCCAAATTCAGCTTGAGGCATTGGGCCAGTGCGGTGACATAAAACGCATCAGATAGCCCATTGGAATCCGTCGACACCTGGACCCATTGATACGTGCCGTCTTCGTTGTACGTTCTTCCCCATGCGCGCATTAGAGAGCCTTGATGAAAAATCCAGATAACCTGCCGGCGAATCTTTTCGCGCCAGGCGGCCTTGATGAGCTTTCGAGAAAATATCTGCTGGTTGCTGCATTCCTTCGCAGTCGATCGGAGGCATTTCCGCTCGCGCTTCAGTCGGCGAACGGCGCCGATCTTTTCTTTGAGCGCGATCTTGAGTCGATGAGGGTGTTTGTTGCGGGATTCTTGCCGAGCCAACAGGGGGCCACGCGAGCCATTGATCTGGTGCATTACATCCGCGGCTGGACCGGCACCCACTTCTACGCAAACGGCCGGATGATCCTCGGGTCGCTGGAGAACGCCTACTATCTGGAGTCGGTGTTCGAGTGCTTCATTGAGTCATGTCTATCGGACGACTATCGGGCGCACTGCCACCGGACCATCGATAGTCCGCATTACCCGATCGTCTCGCTGCTCAAGCTCGACCACATTCACCCGATGTTCCGGCATATCACTGCGCAGTCCGACGAAGGGATTTACACGTTCCCTTGCAAATACATGCTGCAGTGGTTCCAGGCACAGGAGCACCACCCGTCATCGGTGCGCGACCAGATTCAGGCTGAGGGTGTCGAGAAATACTGCGATCTGTGCCCGAGATTTAACCCTGACGATTTTAAGAAACGAGAGGAAAAGCCATGATTCGAGCGTTAATCGCTGCAGCACTGATCGCCCTGGTTCCGACGATTGCCAGCGCAGAAGGACTTTCCACGGCATGTCAAAAGATAGCCACAACGATGAACTTCGCGGCACAGTTCCGCGACTCGAACATGTCGCCGCAACAGGTGTATCAACAGATGCAAATGCCTAATTTCAGGCAGGGGATTTCCGAGGAGCAACTGAAGGACGAGATCAATACCGTCTTCTTTGACCAGGACGCATCGAGCATGAGCGGCGGCCAAATCTATAGCGCCATCGTGCATTCATGCATGTTTCCGAAGAAGACATACCAACCCCTCAACTAACCCGTCATCGGGCCCGTGTCTCCGCCTTGGGGATCGGTGTGGAAGTGGGTATTCACAGCACCGTTCGGCAGAATAACGTCCGGCGCCTGAATCGGAAGCGTCGAGACAGCCTGAGAGCCGCCCCATGTAAAGGTCTGGCCGCCAACTGTCAGCGTAATGCCAGTAGCGCTCAGGACGAATGTTGTCGTGCCAAACGTGATCGTCGTGCCGTTCTGGTCCGTTACGACCGATGACGTGGTGCCGGTCGTCGTCCGGATGATCGCGCCGTTCGGACCTTGCACTTGAGCCGCGTTCGGATCGATCGGTGGCGAATTTGCATTGCTGACCGGCGTGAAAACTAGGTTCGACAGATTGCCGCGGCGGATGAACCGGGCAATTCCTTTGCCCAAGCCGGAAATGCCACCTAGATAAACATCGGCCGGCGCGGTGTAGCCAAGATCGCCAACCTGCGTCGGCATCCTGACCCAGTTGCTCTCAGCCTTCGGGATCGCGACCGGCGGCAACGTCCACGGCGACGTATCCATCTCGAATTCGACCGTGACGACCGATCCGGACACGGCTGTTACGCGACAGGGGAGCGCGCGGCCCTGCTTCTGGATTTCCTGCGCGGCCCGGTTGATGGCAAGCTGGTTCTGGCTTTTCTGGAGCCAGAGCTTGGAAAAGTTATCAGCCATTCGAAGGGGGCGTAAGAGGCACGCAGTTGATGACCGTCACCCAGGAGCCGCCATCGGCCGAGCGGAAATTGCCGATGTGGCGCACCTCGTTAATCTGGAACGAGCCGGCGAATGTCGTCAGGTAGTTCGCGCTGGACGGCAGGGAGTTGCCGGAAGTGAGCACCTGGCCCACCTGTCCGGACAATCCGACCGGCATCTTGACCGCGGTCCCGATCTGAAGATCGCCGCGCATCACCAGTTTCACCTGAAGCGTATTGACGTTGATCCAGGTAGGTTGCCCGACGAGATCCGAAAAGCTGAGTTGAACGGTGGGCGGCTGCCATGTGTTGTCGAATACGGAAAGCGCACCGCCTTGCATGGTGATCTGCACGCCCGGGTAGCTCGAGCCGAGAAACTGGCCGTTCGTGACGCCCTGAATGTACTGCGCCATCTCTTCCAGCGTGCCGCAGTGGTGAACTTCCGTCTCTGACTGCACGATCTGGTTGCTGATATTCACTGTCAGCGGCGTGCCGGGATAAGCCACCGACAAGCAGTTCCGCAGCGCCGTCGAAAGAGGTTGCCCAGCCTGCCAGTTCAGCACGAAATTACCGGGGTTGATCGAGTCGTAGCCGCCCGGGTTGATGACGAAATCAAGCGTCATCTCCGTGCCCTCCCAGTTGCCGAAGGCCTGCCATATCTGGCCTTTAAGCAAAGTTCCCTGCTGGGCCGGATTGGCAAGGGGGAGCCCCCTACCCATGCCGCCCTTCAGTACGAAGGTCATTCCCGGCTGCAGGGCACCATTGACGATCCGCGGTGCGAACTGCTGCGGCTGCATCAGGTCAGCAATCGAAATTCCTTCAATCGTAATCGACTGGCCGCCGATCGGAGTTCCGTAGGGGGCAACCGTCAGATCAAATTCGACGTTCAGTGCGCCCGGGTCGAACTGGCCACCTGGAAACGATGTCCACGTCCGCGCTGCCGTCGTGCTGCCCGGTGGGTACAGCGTGATTTCATAAAATCTCACGGCGTGATCTCAAAGTTTCCGGAATCTTCGCGGTAGAGGATTGTCGATTGCTGGAAAATCCCCGGCGCGAGCGGAATGTCATAGCCCAGAGGGGAGCCAACCATCGCGCCATACCATGCGACATTCCCGGATGCATCGACCAGGGACGCATACCACCTCTGCGCCGCGAAATTCCACATTGCCGTGAGGTTGTACGCGACGCTGTCGAGTGTCACCGTCACCTGAAACGGCGGTGACTGCGTGGGCGAAGGAGCAAATGGGATCGTGGTCATGAAGAGGGGAAGATACCCATAAGCGCAGACATGCCCTGAACCGGGGTGCCCGCAGTCGCCGCAGCAGCATTCCACGACGAACTCGTGATCTGCTGGCCGCCCGAAATCTTCGACATCATGCCATTCCAGGCCGTTTGCGCCTGCTGCTGGGTGACCAGCGGCTGAACGAAATCAATCTGCCACTGGATCTGCTGCTGATGCCCTTCGCCGCTCGTGACATCCGTCATGGTCGTCATTAGGCAATCGAAGTACGGGTAGGACGGCGTCAAAACATGGAACGTGCCGCCGGCCGCCGTATGCGCTTCGAATGTGCTTTGCAGCGCCATGAATGTCGCCATCTTCAGCAGATAGCCCCCAACGCTGTTGACGGGGGCAATCATGAGAAGGGAAACGTTCTTCGGATTGCGGATTACCGCATTGCCGGCAACGGCCTGATTTGCAAACGGATAGGTCGCCACCGTGTTGTTGATCACCGTGGCGCCCGGGAGTGGCACATACCGCACCGTTGGCAACAGGTCGGACCCGGTTACATCGTTGATAACGGTCGACACCAGACCAGACAAAGTCATCACCCCGCCCAAGGCGGAGGAAAACAGACCGCCACTCAGGATGATTGGGCTCGTCTGGAACGCCGCGTCATAGGCGGCTCGCGCGGCGTTCCCGAGTGTGTTGGCGATACTGGTGGTCATGATCCGGTCGCCGCGGCGTTAGTGGAAACCGCTACGCGAGCCGCGGTGTGATTCGTAATGGTGACCTGGACTTTGCCGGAGTACGCATGAGCGGGAGCCTTGGTATTCCGACGAGATCCGCCACTACCGATCTCGCGCTTCAGCTTGGCGCCATATTCCGGATCAATCGCATAGTGCCCCGTCAATGCATCCGCAAAGGCGCGCGGATCGTCCCTGTGCTTTCGGGCCTCAGCGTATGCGGCGCCGGTTGCCAGCAGTTTCGCGTGCGCATCGAATGCCTCTTGCAGAGACTTGAATTTCCGGAACCGGGTCGGCACGCGCTTACCGCTTGCGTCCCAGTCAGATCCCACCACATAGTCCTGGCCTGCTGCAGCGTGCATGCCGAATGGGTTATTACTGCCCGCAGGCATGTGCTTTCCGAAGCTGCTCTCAAGCCCAAATTGAGCAAGCGTGACGGCGGCCGGAATTCCGTATTTGGTCTGCTCTTGCAATGCCCATTGGACAGCATCAGGGCCAGCCTTGGCGGCCAGGTCATCGGGGA